GCTACGTTTGAAATAGTTGAAGGCTTTATGTTTGACAATGCTTCATACGAACGTACTGGTAATGGTAAAGGAGAGTTTAAACAAAGAGGTAGAAAAAAAATATTACCAATTAAATATACTCCTGATTTTATATGTCCTGAATACAGTTTTATAATTGAATGTAAAGGTAGAGCTAACGAGTCTTTTCCATTGCGTTGGAAATTATTTAAAAAATATGTAATAAAAAATTATCCTAATACTATATTGTTTAAACCACAAAATCAAAAAGAATGCGACGAAACAGTAAGATTAATCCTAAGCTATCTAAAGTAATAGCTAGACAAAACTACCGAGATCGTCAAATTGATAAATGGTGGAAATGGTCTTGGCAACAAAGAGGAAAAATAAAATATAAAGAACTGGTTAGTTATCAAGATCAGTATAAATTAAAAGTTTATGAATAAAGAAAAATGGAACTGGTCTTTATCAATAGGTTTTTATCCGGGTATATTATTCGGTTGTAGAGCTTATGAAGAAAAAGACCGATTAACTTATGTGTTTTATATTCCTTTTGTGGATGTAGCACTAGAATTACCATATAAATAAAATGAGTCTATTTAAAGAAAGAATACCATACAAACCGTTTGAATACCCTATATATTATACCGAAGGTTGGTTAAAACAAGCACAAGCGTTTTGGTTACATACAGAAATACCTATGTCAGGTGATGTTAAAGACTGGAACGAAAAACTTACATTAGCTGAGAAAAACTTAGTTGGTAATATACTATTAGGTTTTGCTCAAACTGAATGTGCTGTATCTGACTACTGGACACAAAAAGTCGTATCATGGTTTCCAAAACACGAAGTGCAACAGATGGCTATGATGTTCGGCTCACAAGAAACAATACACGCTGTTGCATATAGTTATTTAAATGAAACACTTGGATTGGAAGACTTTGAAGCGTTTCTTCACGAACCTGCAACATCAGAACGTTTTGATAATTTGGTTGCTTATGACGGTAATGATCCTGTGGGCATCGGTCGTAGCTTGGCAATCTTTTCCGCCTTTGCAGAGGGCGTTAGTTTATATAGTGCTTTTGCTGTTTTATATTCTTTTCAACTACGCAATTTACTCAAAGGAATAGGTCAACAAATGAAATGGTCTGTAAGAGATGAATCACTACACAGCAAAATGGGTTGTCAATTATTTAGACACATGTGTGAAGAAATACCTACATTAAAAGAAGACTGTAAAGAAGATATATATACAGCAGCTAAAATAATGGTTGATCTTGAAGAAAAATATATAGATAAAATGTTTGAGATGGGTGATATTGAAAACCTTAAAGCAAATGATTTAAAACAATTTATTAGAAAAAGAACAAATGAGAAACTTGTGGAGTTGGGTTATACAGACAAAAGACGCTTTTTTAGCTATGATGGAGCTAGCGCTGATGTACTTGATTGGTTTTACCATCTTACTGGTGGTCACACCCATACAGATTTTTTCGCGATTCGTCCGACAGATTATAGCAAAGCTAATGAAGGTGAGGACTTTGAAGATATTTGGTAATGAAAAAATTCCTGTACGCATAGGTTATATGGGTGCAGGTATGATACTTGCTGCTCACTGGACATTAGAGCCAATATTATTTATATGTGGTTTTAGTTGTGTGTTAGTTCAAGTGTCTTATAGAAAACAATGGAACCTAGTTGCTTTAAACATAAATGGTTTAGTAGCTTGGATTATACACTATTTAAATTAAATAAAATGCCACAAAATAAATTAAAACAAAAAGTAGAATCTTTAACTAAAGTTGTTCAAGCTTTAATTAAAGAAGTACAAATGAATGCTAGTATATGTGAAGGAACATTAGAAGCATTTAAAATACACGTAGGAGAAGAAGATTTTAAAAAAATAATAGAAGAATTAAAAGACAGAGATAAAAGAAATGTGGAACAAAAATTGGAAAAAGGGGATTGATTACCCAGAGTGGGGTGACAATGAGGTTTATAAAAAAACAATAGGTGGTGGTTATTTATACAATGGCGAAACACCAAAACAAGCTTATGAAAGAGTTGCTAAAACGGTTGCTAAAAGGTTACAAAAACCTGATATGGCTGATTTCTTTTTTGAATACATTTGGAAAGGGTGGTTATGCTTGGCTTCTCCTGTCCTTTCTAATACTGGTACAGATCGTGGTCTTCCTATCAGTTGCTTTGGCATTGACGTGGCTGATTCAATTATTGATATAGGTCAAAAAAACTTAGAGATGATGCTACTCGCTAAACACGGCGGTGGAGTTGGTATCGGTATAAATCAAATTAGACCCGCCGGAGCAAAAATAACAGGAAATGGAACAAGCGACGGAGTTGTACCTTTTTGTAAAATATACGATTCAACAATCCTTGCCACTAATCAAGGAGCTGTCAGACGAGGAGCTGCATCAGTTAATATCAACATTGAACATGATGATTTTGAAGAGTGGCTCGAAATTAGAGAACCAAAAGGAGACGTCAACAGGCAATCCCTCAACTTACATCAATGCGCGGTTGTCGGCGATAAGTTTATGCGACGACTTGTTGGAGGAGATGGTGAAGCGAGGAAAAGATGGGGGAAGTTATTACAAAAGCGCAAAGCTACTGGAGAACCTTACATCCTTTTTAAGGGCAATACAAATAAAAACAATCCAATAGCATATAAAGACAACGCACTTAAAGTGCATATGACAAATATCTGTAGTGAAATAACATTACATACAGATGAAAATCATTCATTCGTTTGTTGTCTATCTAGCTTAAACCTAGCTAAATATGACGAATGGAAAAATACAAATATTATTTATGATTCAATATGGTTCTTAGATGGTGTGTTAGAAGAATTTATACAAAGAGCTAAATACAGAAAAGGTTTTGAAAACTCTGTAAGATCTGCTGAAAAAGGTAGAGCATTAGGTTTAGGTGTACTCGGTTGGCATACATATTTACAAGAAAAAGGTTTACCATTTGAAGGTCTATTGTCACAATATGAAACAAGAAGAATTTTTAGTCAAATTAAAATTGAGTCTGAAAGAGCTTCAATGGCTCTCGCTGATGCTTATGGAGAACCTCTTTGGTGCGTCGGTACTGGCTTTCGCAATACCCATTTACGTGCTATTGCTCCCACTGTATCTAATAGCAAGTTATCTGGGAATATCTCTCCCGGGATTGAACCGTGGGCAGCAAACGTGTTTACAGAGCAATCAGCAAAAGGCACGTTCATACGAAAAAACCCTACACTGGTTAAAGTATTAAGTAAATTAAAATTAAATAAAAAAGAAGTATGGGACAAAATATTGGCAGATGGTGGTTCGGTGCAAGATATAGAAGGCTTAGACGAAGATACCAAAGAAGTTTTTAAAACATTTAAAGAAATAAATCAACTAGAGTTAGTTAGACAAGCAGGAATACGTCAACAATACATAGATCAATCAGTTAGTTTGAATTTAGCTTTTCCAGCTGAAGCAACACCTAAATGGATTAATCAAGTTCATTTAGATGCATGGAAAAAAGGTATAAAGACATTATATTATATGAGAACAGAATCTGTCTTGCGTGGTGATATTGCACAAAAAGCTATGCAAGATTGTGTTAGTTGCGATGGGTAATTAAAAAGGGAGGCGCAATGCCTCCCTAATTACTGGAACTTTTGGGTATGGTACGCCCGTTATGTATCTGTTCCTATATTACTTTGTATTTTGTTTTGTTATATTCGTCTTTATAAGCCTTTAAACATCTGTTTCTGTTATCTTCTTCTGATACGTATGATATATGTACCCAGTTAGGATTCATGTCCGTCCCGAACTCCCATATCATTTGATCAAAATTTAAGTTTTCTTTAATCCATGCATACATTTCTGCATTTGTTTTATAACCATATACATCATCAATATCAATTGCTTGACCTTTACAATGTTGACTTGTTTTACTTCCACCAATCGCTTCATTAAGCTCTGGTGATCTAAAAAACGAATTAACTTTTATTGGTCCACCTACAAACTCACGTAGTGGTTCAAATATTTTTTCTGCAGTAAGCTTCATTGTTTCTACTTGCTTTATGTTAGGTGTATTATCTATACCTTTACGTTTAGCTGTATTTGAATGTATGGCTTCTGCATAAGTTATATTTTTACTTATATTTTCCATATTATTCTCCGCATTTTTTACTAGGATCGTCTACTCTTCTCCAATCTTCTTTTTCAAACCAGTCACGTAATGTAGCTCCTTTTTTCCTAGCACCTTTTACATTAGTTTTAGATGATCTTCTATATTTACCTTTTGCACCTGCAGATTTTTTAGCATTAACTAATTTTTGTCTTTGTGATTTACTCATGCTTCTTATTTTAGAAGCAGGTAAACAAGTTTTAGTTGTGCCACCACCTTTTTGTTTTTTCTTTTGTACAGGATCATCTATCATTTTAGCAGGTGAAGATTTACGACAACTACCCTTGGCACCTTTTTTTGTACCAGGAACTCTTTCATATCCTTTCCAACATTTAACAGGAAAAGGATTATTAGATTGTATATATGTCATATTACTTTTTCTTTTTACCTCCGCCAAACTTACTTGGACCTCCAGCTTTCGTACATCTTACACCCCAACCTGAAGCATAAGCACTTGGCCAAACTTTAAATTTTCTTTTTGCAGCAGCTTTACAAGCTGAACTAATTTTAGCATATAATGGTGAACTCATAATTATTCGATTTCGCTAAACACCGCATAGACTTTAACTTCACGTTTTTTGCCTTTTGGTATTACAGCTATTAATTCTTTTCTCTCTTTTATTTCTTCTTCTTTAATTGGATAATATTTAGGATTTGTACTATTTAATTTTCTTTTTTTCATTTTAACATTTCCATCTACGTCTAGCAGCTCGACCTCTTTCACCGGTCCAGCCTTTTGATCTAGCACAAAATGATTTTCTACGTTTAGCAGCTTTACTACCAGGTTTTACTTTACCTGTTACAGCTGTTTTTAATTTACTACCAGGATTTTTACGTCTATATTCCGCAACACCTTTTTTAGTCATACCAGCACCTTCTTTAGTAGTTCTAAAGTTTCTGCCTTTACCTTTTGTAGTTTTTCTAGGTTCGTTACTTTTTTTTCTAGGAACAGCAGTGTCAATAGCCCCAGTATTATCTTGAGGTAACTCAAACTGCATAGAAGCTATTTTATCTTCAAGACTATCAAAACCTTGTTTATTGAGCTTTATTTGTTGCTGCTCTATTTGTCTTTGATTAAAAGCGTCATTAGCATCTGACATTCTATTATATATACCCATTGGTATCATAAACATACCAGAAGGAGCTCCACCTTTCATTTGAGGACCTTCAATGGTAGCAAATAGTTCGTCAACATTTTTAATTTCACCCTCTTGTTTTAAAGGATAAGGAGATTTTATTCTAAACTTCTTTTTCATAATTAAAATTTACTGGCATTATTTATTTCGTTTATTGCTTCTTGTATATCACTTAAATCTGCAGGTAATGTTAAATCTAAACCAGCTTTAAAAACAGTTTCTTTTATACCATCTTTAAATATAATAAGTGTTGGTGCCATACGTACTTTATATTTTTTCTTAGCAGCTGGACATACAGCTATATCCGCTCTATAATATATTACATCTGTTAGCTCTGACCATTGTTCAAACTTATTTACATCGTTAAATTTTGCATAAAATTCTACAATTACAGGTTTGTTTTGATCATCACCAAAAGCTTGTCTTTCGTTTATTTTATTATCAAAGTTATCATCTGTAATCCACTCTTGAGCAGATAAACTAGAAGATACTAATAATAAAAATATAATTAAGTATTTCATTATCTTTGTTTACTTTGTATCTCGTACAATCTTTCGTCTATTTTATCTATAGTTTCTTTTATTTCTTCAACATCTTCCTGTGTATCCATTATTGTTTGACGAATCAACTCATCTTTCAGATCATACTCTATTCTATCAATAGCTGGTTCAGGTAATGTTTTTGCCTCAGCTATATCCGCTTGTAATCCAAACCACATACCTGCTAAGGTTATTACAAAACCTACTATCATACCTATTGTTTTAAGATCTAACGTTACTTTAGTTTCTTCTCCTATTTGTGGTGCTCCTGCCATTTTATTTAAGTGTTATATTTAAACCAACTGAACTGTTATATATTTTACTATCCCAAAACTTAGTATATTCGCCTTCAACAAATATTCCTAGGTTTTTATTTAGCTTCCAACCAAAGACTACACCAGCTTGATAATCGTCCCACTGTTCAAGGTCTGAATCTTGACGAAGACCACCGAGTCCCCAATTGTTTCTATTTAAATAACTAAAGTCTTCATCACCTTTAACATACTTGTGATATGGTAATAAATAAGAACCATAAGCATGAAGCCAGAAGTTATTTTTATAATGATAAAAGTCAAAACCGACAACAGGTGAAACTACACCAAACTCATCTAACTCACCCCAAACTTCGTTATTGTAACGATTAATTAGGTTTTCAAACACCGTGTCACGGAACTGTAAATCAGTATAAGCTACTACGTTTCCTTGTGGATCGTACCAATAGTAATCATATACTTGTTCACCGTCAATATCAATAGTAACCCATTGATCAGTAAAACCATAGTTATAACCTAATTGATACCAGTAATTAACAGGCCACCCGTTTTCATCAGTTTCGTTTAACCATATTTCTATAGGATTATAACCATAAGGTCTTTGATGAGTACGGAACATAGCACCAGCGTTTAACGCAAACTTTTCACCAATAGGTAGTTTAGCTCTTAATTCTGCTGACTTGTAGTTAAAATTAATTTTACCTTGTTTTCTGCTTTCTATTTTCGCAATATGATATTTACCACTGTGTTTTAAGAAATATCGATGATTTTTAAATACTTCATCTCTGGATCTTTCTTTTTCAACATGTACTAGATATTCAAAACCTTTAATCGGTGAGTTAGAAGCTGCTAAACCTACGTTAGATTCAGTCCCATCATAATAATTTTTGCCTTTAACCTCATAATCAAACCTTGCAATTTTTCTAATACCAAAACCATAGCGATAATCAAAGTCATAATAATCTGTACCATCAACTACAACTGGTGGTTCGTATATGTTTCCACTAGGATTAGTTCTTACAAAATAATCTTTAGGTTGTTCCTTAGGATTTTGTATATCACCCGCTAAATAAATTGTACTATACTCAAATAGGTTTTCGTATATACTTTTAAATAAACCTTTTTTATCTTGAGCATTAGCAGAGACCGCAAATACCGCCGCAAAGAGGACAGTTAAAATTTGTTTCATTTGTCATTTTTTGATTTTTTACGTTTTTTTCTTTTTTTCTTCTCCCACTCTGTAACAATATAAGTAGAAATGGTTATCTCCTTAGGTTCTACACAGTGATTTGTTTCAATTACTTTTACTTTATAGTTAGGTAATTTTTCTTCTTCTATTGTTATACATTTTTCTTCATTTGAAAATGCACTTATAGAAAATAATAATAAGATTAAAATAGAGTTTTTCATTTTATTTATACTTTTTAAACATTAATTTATATAATAATTTATTCCATAGTTGTTGTAGTTTATCTACAAATTTTATAATTTTATCTTTCATTTTTAGTCAAATTTAATATCAGGTGCTAAATCTAAATCTTTATTAAAGTCTACATTAGGACCAAAATCTAATTCATTTGATCTTCCTTGTCTACCGCTTGATCCATCTTCTAAACCTAAGTTCCATGTACTGTAACCCATTAAGAAGAATAATTTCATCATCACACTGTATTCGTTGTTAAATATATTTAGTACGTTTTGTATTTTATTATAAGTTCTAAGAACAGGTACATTTGTCAAACCTTCTATTGTAGCTAACGAAGATTCTAGCATATAAGGATTTTTTAAACTAAATAATCCGTCTCTTTCTATCATCCAATCGTTTTCTTTTTTATTCCAAATTAAAGTCATTAAAGCACGTTGTAGTTTTCTTTGTTTGATATTTAAAGGAGTTAATCCTTCAGTAGTAGTTAAAGCAAACTCATGCATTTTAAACATACTTTTAGGATCTTGATATAGCTGGTAACCTTTTAAACCTATATTTTTAATCCAAGATATATAAGCTCCTCTTAAACCCATACCTTTTAACATACTATCCATCCAGCCATTCCAAAATCTACTTTCTTGTTTGTCATATTTACCGGTTGGCCATCTTTCTTCTTCATCATCAAAAAACTTAGCAAATAAAGCGTTTTGAATAAAAGCAAATACAGCATATTGAAGACTACTATAATATAAAACTTTCGATGCATTATTGAAATCACCTTTACCAATTTTGAATTGAGAAGGATCTTTTAAGCCTGTACCTCTACGCTTAACTAAATCAACAGCACCTCGCTTAATTATTCTACCATATTGTAAAGGTGTGTTTTGAAAAGCTAACATCCATCTACCTTGTAAACTAGCTTGATTCATAGATATTTTAGAAGGATCACCTGATTGTTGAGCTTCTTCTGTTAATCTAAACCAATCAAAATAAGCTTTTTGTTCTGCTTCAACTTCGCTAAAGCCTTCATTTAAGTATGTTTTAATTCTATTTCTATAAAAAGTAGCTCCACCGGCTGATATTGCAATACTATCAAATATTCTAGTTAATATAAAACCTTTTTTAAGAGTCCAAGCAATTAAATTATTTACTATTACTTTAAAATCTTTTTCTTTAGTATTTCTAATTATATCGTTTATTTCTTGCTCTTGTATATTTGTTAACATACCTTGTCTTCTATCTTTCATATAATCAGAGTTCCATAAATACAAGAAATCTTTTCTCATCTGTGGAGCATTAGCCATAGCTAAACCAAATGCTAAAGGATTATTGTCCGAAGTGTTTATATAGTTTATAGTAGATATGAGCTGTAACATTGCTGATCTAGCATTTAAGAACATTGTAACACCTACAGATCCTTGTAACCAAGACATCCAACCTTGAGTAGCTCTGTCTTGATCGTTTTTATTTTGATTTTTACCAGTTTTCATACTGTAAAGCATGTTATCTAGAGCTTCTCTATAAGGTTTACCATATATAGCTTCTAATTTATTCATCATCTCTGGTGTAAACACTAAATCAACTGTTTGTATCCAAGGAGCTAAGTATTTTTTTCTTTGTGCTGTTATTAATTTTTTAGAAATATCAAGTAATAACGTACTATAATTCCAGTTTTCATCTGGTTCTAGATAACCATTAGGTTGTTTAGAAAGTAAACTTATTTCATTAGCAAATGTTCTTAATGTTTTATCTTTTCTTATAATATTAGATAATTCAAACTCGTTTTTCTTACTTATTCCAGGTATTTGCATTTTGCCTTTATTCCATAAATAAACTCTAACAGCGTCACCATATGTAAAATCTTCAAATCCTGGAACCTTTTCATCTAATTTACTTTTCATACCAGGATATTTATTCATTAAATTCTGCCAATCATCAAGAGTTTTTTGTCTTGCTTGACGTAAATTTAAGTTGCCCATTTCATACGGGTCTAATAAATTATTATACAACCAGTCTATTTGTTGATCACCTTTAGCGCCACTTGCTCTAGCCAACATCCAAAGTAATCCTTTATAATCTTGATCTTCAGCACCCATCCACCAAGTATTTTTATACTTACCTTTTGCGCCTTTAGATCTAGCTTCAACGTTATCAAATTGTTTTTCTGGAGATATGTTTTCGTTTTCTGCTATGATTTGATTTAAACCTTCATTTAAGTCTTTACTATATTCATCATAATTAAAATCACTAGAAAACTTAACATCACCTTCTTCTAATAATTGTTTAGTTACTTTACCTTGTGAGTTTTCAATATTTTTAAATTCAAAGTTATTATAACCTTTAGAAAATTTATCTATTAAATAAAAAGCAACCGTTTCATCTTTCATTCTACCTAAATCAGGTACAAAAAACTTTCTAGAGTTTTTAACTTCATTACGCTTAGATTTAACTTGAACATTTATTTTAGCTCTAGCCATTACATCAGACATAAGAAACTGTTGTAGTGCTGTTCTACCTTTAAAGAAAGGACTTAAGTTATCGTTCATGCTAAATCTTACACTAGCTGACTTACCACTAGCCATATCATTAAGCACATCACTCATTATATTATCATTGCTTAATTGATTATATAAGTCAGGATTTCTTTGACCAATTTGATTTAAAAAAGCTTGATTTCTTAAAGATTTTCTAGCTTGTTGTAATATCAATACATCACCAAACAATTCCATTAAAGCAGTTCTTCTATCAAAAAAGCCTGTTAGTCCTATTTCTCTACCAGTTTTTTGATTCATTTCTATAGGAACTAATTGTTTTAATTCTGCTTTAGGGTTTTTACTATAACTGTTTATAATTTCAGTTGCTTTAGCTTTACCATAATATGTTTGTAAAAACAATGCGCGTGTAACTTTTTTAGCTTTTATTCTTCTACCATCATCATTAAAAGCTTTTAAAACTTCAGGTAGTTTTTTTGCAGCATAAGTTGATTCACCTGTTACAGGATCTACTGGATTATTAATAACATCGTATATTAACTTCCAGTTGTCATACATAAACTTATCTAGATCTGCAGAGTTTTTAAACGTAACTCTTCTTGCTAAAGGCATTATAAAGTTTAAGAATTTCTTTTTAAAATTATAAAATTGTAGTGTTTCAATATTAGGTGATCTTAATATTTCGTTTTCTACTTCTTTTATAATCATATCAACTGGCCGTTGATTAACTATTAGAGCTTCATATGTTTTAATAACTCTACCTGAACCAATATCATATGCTTCAAAATCTCTTAATCTTTTTAATTCATCATTTTCTGCTTTAGTTCTACCTTCTATAGCTTCTAATTCCAAACCTCTTTTTAAATCTCTTTTTTGTTGCTCTAATTGCTT